CCGCAAGCACGCCGTGCTGGTGGCCTGATGGCAGCAACGATCGAGCAGATCATGGGAGGGCTCGAAACCCGTCTCGCCACCATCTCCGGGTTGCGGACAAGGGACATCGCCCCCGACAACCCACCCGTCCCGTGCGCGTTCCCGCTCGTACCGCCAATCAACTACCGGGAAACGTTCGGCCGCGGCAAGTACACCCTCAACTTCCGCATCGTCGTCCTAGTGTCCGCGGCTTTGGATCGGATCGGCCAGTTCAAGCTCGCCAGCTACGCCAACCCCCGCGGCACCACCTCGATCATCACCGCGATTGAGGGCGACAAAACCCTAGGCGGCCTGGTGGACGACACCGTCGTCGACACCTTCGACCCCGACGGGCTCCAGGACGTCGGCCTCATCGGCTACTACGGCGGCGTGTTCGCTGTCCGCGTCATCGCATCAGGAGTGTGACCATGCCCGAGCTTCCCCCGCACGTCCGCGCCAAGGTCGTCGGCGCTATGCCCGTGCGCGACTCATTCAGCAAGGAGTCGATCCCGACTGGCGGCGTGGTGCGACTGCTCGAGCGCAAACCGGGCGACCAGAACCCCGCCCCCAACAGCGCCCTCATCGAAGCCCTCGTCGCCGCCGGCTCGATCGAGGTCTTGCCCGACACCAAGGCCGAGAAGAAGGCCTGACGATGGCGGCGCTCGCGCTCACCAACGCGTTCATCTACATCGACTCCCACGACTTCACCGGCGACTCGAACGAGGGCACTTTGGCCCTCGAGGGCCAGCAGAACGAGCGCACCACCTTCCGGTCGAACGGTTGGCGTGAGTACAACATGTCCGCCAAAACCTCTGCGCTGAACGTGGCCGGCTTCTGGCAAGCAGGGTCGGACACGGTCGATGATTGGACGTGGACGAACTTCGGCCTACCCAACAAGGTGACCACGATCGCCGACGTGGAAACCGAGGGCCAGCCGGCCTACATGCTGCAGGCGATGACCCACAACTACGCGCCCGCGCAGGGGTCGTACGCAGACAACGCCGCCTTCACCCTGCAGGGTGGCTGCACGGACAGCGTCGGCGTGATCCGCGGACAGCTGGCAAAAGAGTGGGGCACCGTCTCCGCCACCGGCGCCACCGGCACCGCACTCAACCTCGGCGCCGTATCCGCCTCCCAGTATCTGTACGCCACCTTCCACATCTTCGGCACCCCGGGAACCACCATCACCGGCGTCGTCGAATCAGACGACGCAAGCAACTTCCCCTCCGCTACAACCCGAATCACGTTCGGGCCGTACACCACAGCCGGCGGCCGGTGGGGAACCCGCGTCGCCGGGTCGATCACCGACACCTGGTACCGGCTACGCATCACCGCCATAACCGGCACGTTCACGATCGCGTGCGCGATCGGCATCCAGTAAGGAGTATCGATGGCCGTCTTCGCGCTCACCAACGAATACGTGCTGTTCAACGCGGTCGAGCTGTCCGACCACGCCCGCGCCGCCACCCTCACCGCCGAAGGTGAACAGCTCGACTCCACCACCTTCGGCCCCAACGGCTGGCGCACCTACATCATGGGGTTGAAGGGCGGCTCCGTGGCGATCGAGTTCCTCGACGACTTCGCCTCAGGATCCGTCGATGCCACCATCTGGTCGGCCTTCAACACCGGCACCCCCATCGCGTTCGCCATGCGCCCGGTCAACACCACCATCGCCACCACCAACCCCGAGTTCCAGTTCAACCTGCTACCCAACCAGTACTCGCTGGGCGGGTCGCTGGGTGAGCTCGCCGGGAAGACCCTCACCTTCCCGATCACGGGCGCCGTCACCCGCGACACCACCCCGTAGCGATGGGCATGGAGGTCCGCGTCACCGGAGGGCGCGACCTCCTCGCCGTCTCCAAAGCGCTTAAGAAGGTCGGCGACAAAGGCCTCGGCAAGCAGATGGGCAAGGCCCTCCGCGATGCCACTCAACCCCTCCGGCGCGACATCAAGACATCGGCCGGAGCCCTATTGCCACACAGCGGTGGTTACGCGGCGCTCATGTCCAAAAGCCTCCGCTTCCGGCAGCAGGTGAAGGAAACCCGCACCACCGCCCGCATCGCATTCAAAGTCTGGGCGGTCGGACCCCGCGAGGAACGCGACGTCCGCGCAGTCAACGCCGGGCGGCTCCGCCACCCCGTCCACGGGAAACGCCGCTACATCAAATGGCGCACCCGACCAGATGGAACACGGGTGCGTATCCCAGATCCCGGCGAACCGCGCCTCAACCCCTGGGTAGCCCAGAAGGTCAGGCCAGGGTTCGTCGATAGGCCCGTCGACCGTCTCGCCCCCGACATCGCACGACGCATGAACGCTGTCGTCGAATACGTGGCAGACCAGTTAGGAGCGTAGTGCAGCTCTCCCCGCCGCTGAGATTCCGTCTGCACACGGACGACCACGATAAGTACGGCAGCGACTGGTACGTCTACGACGAATCCGCAATCGTCCGACTGCCCATCGGCGAACTAAAGGCCATCGAAGCCGCGATCGGCATGAGCGTTCTCGTCATGATGAACCGCTGGCGCGAAGGCTATATCGACGGGACGCTAGCCCAACTGTGGGTCGGCCGTCGCGTAAACGGAGTGGCCGAGGACTTCGCAACCTTTGAGCCGTTGGCGTTCCTCGCGGAGTGGGAGCCGGCCGGTGCCGCTGATGCCGACCCCCCGGAGTCGAGCTCCTCCTCGCCGCGGGCAGCGCCGAAGCGGTCCTCCGGAAGTTCGAGCCGTTCTTCACGTTCGTCGCGCACATCCCGCCCCAAGGGCTAGCCCTGTTCACCCTCGATCAGATCGAACGCCACATGACGTGGTGGGAAAAGCAGGGGGAGGGCCGTGGCTAGCGCGCGTGACATCCTCATCAACCTGCTCGGCAAGGAGACCGTCTCCCCGGCAGCAAAGAAGGCCGGCGACGCAATCGAGGATGTCGGCGACAAGTCAAAGAAGACCGCACGCGACGCTAAAAGGCTCGACGCCGAGATCGACGAGTTGACGAAGTCGCTCGTCGCGAACGCCGCCGCTTGGCGCGCGGCCGGATCCGAAGCCGAACGGGCCGATCTTGCCAAGGCGATGCGGATCGACCAACGGCAACTCAAGCAGCACCTCAACGTCAAGAAGATCCTTGAGGGTGCCGGTGAGGACGGCGCCAAGGGATTCTTCGCGGGCTTCTCCCAGCGCATCGGTCCGTTGATGGCCAAGGCCCCGGTGTCCGGGCCCGTCCTTGCGGCACTCGCCGGCGCTGGGGCTGCGGCCGCTCCGATGCTCTCGTCGCTTATCGCAGGTGCGGTCACCACTGGCGTCGCAGGCGCAGGCATCGCAGCCGGCATCAAGATCGCAGTAAGAGACCCTGCAGTGCAGGCGTCTGGAAAAAGCCTGGGGGAGCAGTTCGGCCGCGACTTGGGCCACGCTGCCTCTTCGTTCACGCCTGAAGTGCTGAAGTCGATCGACATCATCAGCCGCAAGCTCTCCGAGATACGCCCACAGCTGCGGACTATCTTCGACGTCTCATCGTCTCGGGTCGTCCCTCTAACGTACAGCGTGACCGAGGCGGTCGACCGGCTCATCCCGTCGCTGGAGAGGGCAAACGCCCGGGCTGAGCCGCTAGTTGACACGCTCAACGAGCACATCCCGAAGGCAGCCGAGGCTGCCGGGTTCGCGTTGGAGCGCTTCTCCGACGACACCCAGAACAGCGCCGACGCCCTCGACACATTGTTCACCGCAGGCGAGGCGATGATCGGCGGTTCCGCCACCATCATCGGGGCCCTCAACAAGATCGGCCCGGCCGTGTCCGGCCCGCTGTACGCCCTCGGTGCGCTGAGCGAGGATGCCGGCGACAAGATGGAGGGGGCCGCCTCCAAGAGCAACATCCTGGGCAGCTCGATCAACCGGTTCTCGGACAGCATCCCGCAGGTGGCGGAGGACTTCCGCACCTTCACCGAGCGGATCAACGACTGGACCAACGCAAACCTCGGCGCAGAAAACGCCAACCTGCGGCTGCAGGCGGCGATCGACGCGGCCACCGCCGCCGGCAAGAAAAACAACGACGGCATCGACGCCAACACCGAGAAGGGCCGCGCGAACCGCGAACTGCTAATCCAGCTCGCCGACGCCGCCAACGCCAACGCCCAAGCGATCTACGAACAGACCGGCTCGACGGAGAAGGCAAACGCGGCCACTGCCGCCGCCCGCAAGCAGTTCGTCCTGGCCGCGATCGCGATGGGTGTGGGCGCCACCGAGGCGGAGCGGCTCGCCGGGATGCTGTTCGCCATCCCGTCGCCGAACCCTAAGATCACGCTCAACACCAAGCAGGCGAAGGCCGAAGCCCAGGTCATCCAGTCCGCGATCAACGGCATCCACGGCAAGAACGTGACGGTCGGGGTGTGGTTTGTAACCCACGGCCGGAACGCCGGTGACCTTAAGGTGCCCGGCGGCACGCTCACCAAGGACCGGTGGGGCGGCATGCACGTTCCCATGGCTGCTGGCGGGGTCATGTCCGCGGGCATCTACCCCGCCTCGAATCCACCCCTCATCCAGTTCGCCGAACCCACCACTGGCGGCGAGGCCTACATACCTCGCAAAGGAAACGCCCGCAGGTCGATGGCGATCCTCGAGCAGGCTGCTCGCTGGTACGACGCAGATGTTGTGCCGCGCCGCGGCGGTGGAAGCGCCTCAATGCCAGGTGGTGGAGGTGGGATGAGTGAGAGCCGACTCGCCGCCGCCGTCGCGCGCGCGCTAGCCGGGGTTGTTTTCCGGATCGATGACCAGCGCGGACGGCTCGTCGGCGTCTACGCAAGGGGTGGCTAGTGGCCTGGACGCTGCAGTTCGTCGACTCCGTCGCGAGCTCGCCGACAGTCCGGCTTGATCTCAACGACGGCTCGCCCTGGGGTTTGCTCATCGACGGCACCTCGTTCGGGGCGCCGGAACTGCGGCTCGCGCAGGCGTCGACGCTGCTGCGGGACGGGTCCGCATTCCCGGCCGCAGCGTACGGTGAACGGACGCTGCAGCTGAGGCTGAAGCTGCCCGAGACGACCAGGGATGCGTGGGCGACTGCCCTGCAGGAACTTCACCGCGAGCTAGACCGACCGTCCAACATTCTTAAATGGCAACAGGACGGCGCCACCAAACCAATCTTCTTTCGCACCATTCGATCCGTCCCTGACTCGTACGACGACTACCCATTCACGCCCACGCCGTACGGGGAACTGACGGTCTCGGTGCTGGCGGAGCCGTTCGCGCTCGGCCTGCGTGAGACGATCGCAACCGCTACCGTCTCCAACAACCCTGCGGCCGCTTCTAACGGCTGCTTCATGGACCTCAACTCGGTGATCGGCGACGTCGAAACCCCGCTGATCATCAAAACCTCGACGACGAACATCGTCTCGTCGAACGACAACCACTCGCTGTTCGCGATCCGCCGCGGCGGCACGCCATCCAACGCGCCCGTGTTC